ATGTGGACAATATTTCCTGCATGATCTATGACAATCACTTGGGTAAGATGACGACCCTGCATACCTTGCCGGACATCCCGGATCGATTTCTTATCGTCGAGTTCGCTACGGCGTAGATCGAGGACCGGGCGTTCAGTCTGTTTCCCCGCTCGCTTCATCTGCGAATCGACGGTGTTCTTGCCTTCCCCCGTGGGTGCTTTGAACTCCCAGACCTGCTGATTCATTTCCGCGTCTGGGTTCTTCGCGCCTTTTTTGCGCGAATCTATGCGGAACAGCACGTCCATTCCCTCTTCCGCGAGGCGCAGCGCCGTGAGCACCTCATGCTCACTGGGTGCTTCTCTGACCGAAATAGCCGGGATGAACACCCGTCCGTCCCCATGCCCCGGATACCGGAATTCTCCGGGAATCCCTGTCACGTCCCCACCCTCATACTGAAGCGTCTTATGCCATTTTTCGGCAGGAACGCTCATCAGGCGCTTTAAACGATCGGAGTCATCCGGCGGTTGTGCCGTGGTCTTCTTCGGGGGCTTGGGCGGCTTAGGAGGCTCGGCCTCCCCCGCCTTGGTCTTAGGCTTGGCCTTGGGCTGCGCCCACGACAGCGTTGGCCCATACTCGCCGTGTTCGCTGACCGTCAAGAGCTTCCGATAATCCGGAGTGCGCCCGCCCCTGTCAGAGACACCGAGGCGGTCCGCCGTGATCTGGTGAACCTGTTCGAGCAGGTCCTCGTCAATCACCTGATTCACTGCCAGGCCCGGAGGAAGCGGTTGCACATCGCAGTCGCATCCCGGGTGAATCGGCATTAGGTCATCCCGGTAATAGCGCTGCGTCGACGCGACCACGCAGAGAGCGCAATTCTCTCGCCCCGTGAGCACACGCCGGTAGAACTGCCCCTCCTCGGGGTAGCCCCGCATTGACTGATGGGCCGCATGCACCTTCGCGAGCTGCATGTCCCCACCGATCAACTGTGTCAACCGCAGCCGCCCCTCAGCTGCAGCCTGCGGCAGAGGCTTGCCAGCCGCGAGCGCGGTGTACACGTCGACGGCTGGGCGACGGTAGACGATGCGCGGGTCGACGCCGCGAGCGCCGCGTATCTCGTCCTGGTCGATGGGCGGGAGGACGACCTTCCAACCGAGTTCGCGTGCGCACTGTGCGAGGTACGCCCGGGTCAGATCGGCTATGCGGAGCTGGCCTGCGGTCACTCTGGGGGTGATCGCTTGGATCATGTCCTCGACGGCGCTAGCCCTGTAATGCGGGAGTGAGTCCCAGTATGCCTGCCCGAAGGCTGTGATCTGCTGTCGGATTGCGTGGACCTGGCTGTCATACGCCTCAGTGAGGCTGTTGAGCGAGTCCAGGTCCGGCATCGTTACTTCTCCTCGAGTGTCGCTGACTGTGTCTCTGGGAGCCGGAGCGCTACGGGGACGGCACCCGTGAATCGGATTCCGTCGAGGCCGACGACCTGTGATGCCGATTCAGGAGCGACGCCGGCGCGGATCGCCGTGCCGAGGGCGTCAAACCTGAGCTTCAGGTCTGCCGGGTCCCCCCCGCACTCGGCGTTGCGGCCTCATCTGTCAGCTGCGGCTGCGGCTTGTCTTGGAGCGCGAACGCCAACGCAAGCTGCTCCTCAGCCCTACGCTGCTTGTCCTGTGCGATCTGCTCCGGCGAGTATCCGAGGATGTTGCGCTGGATGGTTTCGAGCGCTTCGCCGGCATTGCGCGCTTGGACGGCCGCAGCGTATTTCTCGGTGAGGGAGACAGCGTGCGGCGGGACGAACAGGACCTCCACGGTCTCCGTCTCGTCCAGCGTGTATCCCTCGACCGTGAGTGCCTTGACGATGAGGTATGCGAGCGCTGGCTTGAAGCGCTCGATCCTGTCGCCTGCCTTGGAGAGGAGTGCCTTCTGGGGTTGCTCAGCTCCCGCCGCCGACTGGTTCGCGGAGTCGGGGAGCATGATCGAGAGAGGCGTTGCGGTCTCGGCGGCCAATTCGCGCCAGTCGTCCTTGGTCGCGTTGAGAATCTCGGTGATCTGGGTCTGCGAGGACTCCCAGATTTCCACGCCCGGGGGCAGTTCCCAGAGGGCGGCGGGTGAGGGCTCGAAGATCGCCTGGTAGTCGATCGCGTTCCCGGACTCGTCCTCGGACGGCAGGCCCGCCGACCCTTCAGCAGACTTCAGTGCTCGCTGTCGGAACGCCTGCATCGAGATAATGACTAAGCGCTGCAACGTCTGCCAGTTGATGCGGTCGATGAGGTCGAGCACGTGCTCGAACTCGCCCATCCCGAAACGGTTCTCGAGGACCACGACCGGGGGCGCGCCCTCGAAGGGCTGGACGCCACCGAGGTCGAGACGCCAGTCTCCGGACACACGGGAGATCAGTTGCCGCGACTTGTCGTAGGCCGATCGGGTGTAGGACATGCGCAGGCCCGGGGTCCACATCACGAGGTGGTCGAGGCCGGCCGCCTGGTCTCGCCAGACCTTCACGGCCGCGAGCGCGCGCCAGGGCTTGACTGGGTCCGGTTCGACGTACATGTGTTCGGGCCGCTCATAGGTCACGCAGGCTCGGCCGTCTTCGTCCTGGGTGACCAGGAGGTAGCCGTGGCCGAGGGTGGCCGCGTCCCAGATTGCGTCCGAGAAGACCACTTTGAGGCGGTTGTCGCGCCAGATGCGCGCCGCTGCCTGCGCGGCAAGGCTGTCCTCACTGGCTCCGACCGTCACCCCATTGGGGATGAGACGATCCACGAGCGCTGACACGACGAGCTTGCCCGGGTTGGTGCGCGCACGCCTCTGGAATTTCAGCCACGCCTTCGCGAGGTTCGGTCCCATCTCCGGCAAGGGGGATGAACCGTTGGTGTATGAGCGCAGGAGGTCCGTTCGCGGACGCTCCTTGTCCATCTTTGCAGTGAGGTAGGCGAGCCATTCCTCGGGCGTTTTCGTCATGAGGTGGGGCCTCCTCCCCCAGTGCGTGTTAGTAGAGCCGCCTTGGTGCGCGGCGGCTGGTTTGCTTGGCTGCACCCTTGCCGACGGCGTCGAGTCCGGCCGTGTAGGCGAACATGGCGCCCCAGGCGGCGTCAATCTTCGAGTAGTCCTGATCGTCCGCCGGCTTCACAAGGACGTACCCCGATTGCCTGGGCGACTTGCGGGCGTTGAGCAGGTGCGCCGTCATTGTCGGGTCACCGTCGTAGGTAATTAGACCCTGGTGGATCGCAGACAAGAGCTGCGCGAAGTTCTCGCAGGTCTTGGCAACGTTGCGCTGCGGATACCGGATCGGCTCGGACGCACTGATCTTGGCTCGCAGGCGACGCGAGTAGCGCGCCTCCCAGCCCTTCACATCCTGAGCCCATCCCGCCGACGGGTCCGCATAGAACCCCACGACGTTAAATCGCTCGAAAGCGTCGCGCACGGTTTGCTCCACTTCGAGGCGGGGCGGCTGCCAGCCTTCGCCAGCGGGGCCGTCTGGCTGGCTCCAAATCCCGACCTTGAACAGGTGACGCTGCGTCACCGAGTAGCCGATCAGGACCGTTGCATCTGCTATGCCGATCTTCCGGCCTTCTGAACCGTCGAAGCCGAGCGTGATCGGCTCGGTGGAGCTGATCTGCTTCGTGTGGTCTTCGATGGCTCGTAGTTCGGGCATCGTGAGCCAAGCGTCCGACGCCGAGGTGATTTGGTTGAGGAAGTCCGAGCACATCCCCGCGGGATCATTGTCCGGATGCCAGAAGCTGTCCGCGATTCGCTCGAGGTCCACCCATCCAGGTTCGCACTCGGGTTCGTGGATCGCGCATCCGCGCGGGTCGGCTGCCGAGTCTCCGTAGGCGATGCGCAGGCCGTTGAGGAGCGATTCGCGGTCGGAAATGTCTGTGTCGAGCGGGGCCTCACGGTGGTCGTAGTACAGACCTCGCGCGGCTTCAGGTTTGACTTTGCCTGCCTGGATCAGCTCGTAGAATCGCGCCGTCGTTTCCGCGACCGAGCGCTCACCGATCGTGTAGGCGTTGGGGGTCTCAATCGTGAGGCCCCCGACTTTGTCGGCATTCGAGCGTAAGGTCTTCGCCAACTTCGGGCCGCCGTTCGACGGCAGCCACGTCTCTGTCTGGTCCATGACCGCCATGACGGCTTTCGCCCCTTTGACGGACGTCGCGGACGACGTGCGCTTTTCGATGCGGCCGCGACGCAGCGCCACGAAGGAGTCCATGGGGTCGAGTCCGTACTCCGATTCAGCCGGAGAACCACGCAGCATTTCCAGGAGCGGGTCCCAGGTGTTCGCTGTCTGGTCATCCGTCGTCGCCGTGACCTGCACGATAGGGGTACGCCGCGTCGACCACGGGACACCGACCGGCTGTCCGTCCGAGTCCCACCCGTCGCACAGCACGGGCCCCATAGCCTCAGCGCAGCAGATCGCTGCGAGAAAAGGACTCTTGCCCCACCCACGCGGACGCGACAGCACCGCACGCTGTTTCACTCGACGGCCCGTGTCCGGGTCCAGTTCATACAGCCTCGCGAGGAACTCAATCTGCTCCTGTGTCGGGACGAAAGGGATGTGCTCCTCGCTTTCGTCGTCACGGTCCGGCATGAGGAGAAACTCCATCATCCAGTCCGCAACGTCGTATCCGAGCGTCGGGAACTCGTCGTCCTCGTCGATCGGCATCCAGGGCACGCTACACCGCCCTCAGCTTCTTCTGCCGTCTGCGCGCACGCGCAGAAACGGGCACTACATCATCAATGGCACTGTCGGCGTCGTCTTCGAGGGTATCGGCCACCGCGAACTGAATCCGGAGCCTGGCACGGTCCTCGGGCGTGGCCCCAAACTTCGCGACACGCAGCCGGAGTTCGGCAGCAACGCGGTGATCGCCCTTCCAGTACAGGGCGTGCAGGTACGCGGTGTCGAGCAGGAACGACCAATCGGTCTCCGTGTACTCCGCGCTGAGCGGGGACTCCCCCCACATCTTCCACCAGCGGCGAGTCACCGTCGGCCAGGTGAAGCGCTTCTTCCTCGGCTTGCCGTTCTCATCGAGGACAACTTGCTCGATGACCGGCAGCGACGGCTGCTCGACAGGTTGCGCCGTGATAATGCGCAGGATTTGGGGGTCCTTATTCCGGCGAGCTCGCGAGCCCTTCGGCTTCGGCGCGGGTCCGCGACCAGCCATAACCACCCCCGCCTATCCGCAGAATACCAACGAATTATCCGTTACAATAGGAGACGTGAGGACATGCGAACACTGCTCGGCTCTGCTCAAACCTTGGGCACGCGCAGACGCGCGCTTTTGCTCGACTCGATGCCGAGTCGCTCACCACCGCGCCATGCAGACGCCAGCCCCGCGAGCGCTGCCCGCCGAGCTCATCAGCCGACCCCGATGGGTCAACCACCTCAACAAGCGCCCTGTGTGCTCGCGTACCGGCCGTTGGGCTTCAGTGACCGACCCGAGCACGTGGAGCACTCACGCGGCCGCGAGCGCGACTGGCGCTCCCCTGGGGTTCGTCCTCGGGGATGGCATCGGCTGTATCGACCTAGACGGATGCCTCGATGAGCATGGCATCCCCAACGAGGCCGCTCGCGCTCTTCTCGCGTACTACGAAGGCTCCTACGTTGAGGTCTCACCGTCGGGGCGCGGGCTGCACATCTGGGGGACGGCCGCCCCGCAGCGTGGCTTCAAGCGCATGTGGCGTGGGCAGCGGATCGAGTTCTATTCGCAGGGGCGATACATCACCGTCACGGAGA